ATGAGAGCGCCTTGTCGCCAACCCATCAACCCGTTTTCCAATTTATCCTCTGTTGAATACATAAAAGGCGTATCGGATTTCAAATTGACAAAAAATGTGCAATTTGTTTTCTCGCCCGCTGTTCTTGAAAATTGTATATCCTGCTGTATTTTAGCTTTTATTGAAAACTCAACCCCAAGCGCGTCTGTCCAAGTTATATCTATGTAGCCGTCATTCGTGTTTTGAACGGGTTGGCTCGGTAATGTAAAAATCATTCTCATTCTATTCTGAATTTGAACCAATTGCTCAAAACTTTCAGCATAAATATCGCCTTGAAATGTTATATTTCTTTTTCCATAAAAAGAGAAAAAGTCAAAGATCCCGTGTTGACCTGTTTTAGCTTGTTCATCGCCTCTAACTTCCAATTCAAATACAGGATATTGTGTCAAATATATCCCGATTGGAGATCCAGTCACAGTTTCGCAAGGATTGAGATTGCTATCCAAAGCGCCACCAAGATCAATACTGATATTGTTAAAATTGTTTTTTACTTTGTATTTATATCCTATCATTGGTTGCTCCTCAATTGCCAAGCCAAATATCTTGAAACTGCGTTAAAGTCCGCATTTCCTTGAATGTTAGCGTTGATATTTATTGGTTGTTGATATGTAGTATTATTTACTGGACTTGTAAATCCACCAGCTTCAAACCCTCTTGATCTTATTCTTTCAATTTCACGCACAAGACCGCCCATTTTACTGACGAGCCATTTTGGTATTACATATTCGCCTTTGTGAACGATCCCCGCTATATCTTTCAAACTTCCAGCTCCAGTATATCCACCGCGAGCAAATCCAGGGTTTTCGGGCGATGTTGAACCACCCGCTGAAAAGCTACTCATTCCAGCCTCTGCGCGCGCTCTTGCCAATTCCGCATATTTCGCTACCAATCTATCAATGCTTGCGGTTTCGGCTTGTTCTCGTGTGGTTAAATTGGCTAAAAATATGTTTGTAATTTCGGTTTCATATGCTTCAATCTCGGCTTTTTTGGTTTCATACAATTCAATTTCTTTTGCTTTCATAGCTTCAAGCTCGGTTTGTCTGATAATCAATTCTTGCTTTTGAATATCATATTGCTCTTGCTCGGCTTTCATTTTCTCTTGGAATTCCAATATTATACGCTGTAAATCAGTAGCGCCAGCCTCTTTTCTCGCCTTTTCAACCTCTGTATCAATCGCGGTTCGCATTTTCCCTTGCTCATCAAGAACCTTTTGAATTTGAGCTTGCTCTTGTAATAATTGAATTTTTTTGTCTGTGTCTTCTTCAATTGCGATCTTTTCTTTTATTTCTTTCAAGCGGGTTTCGCTTTGAGATATGACGCTTTCAACCCACTTCAAATACTCGGCTTGAGCTTCTTGTTTTCCATTTATGATAGCCTGTTCTTTTTCAATCTCTTTTCTGATCTCATTTTGGCGTTCAGCGTCTTTTTCTTTTGCCAAATCCTCATTGAGCTTCTTGATATTTTCTTCAGCTTTCACTATCTCTGAAGCAATATCAGTAGCAAGCCCCGCCGTGCTTTCGGTTTGTTTTTGTAAAAATGAAGAAGTCAGCTTTGTTATCGCTTCTTGAACCTTTGTAATTTCGTTGACCAAACTATTCAATTTTGTTTTGTGATCGCTTTCCAATTTACTCATAGCGTCATTTACATCTTTGTAGCTCGCTTCCCAATCTTTTGTCAGGTCATTGAGATCGCTTTGAGTATCGCCCAAAACTTCTTTGAGTTGATTTTGTTTTGCGATTGTAGTATCAAGACTGCTTGTGCTTACAGTTCCAAAAACATCTGTCGTAGATTTTCTTGATAGTTTATCTTTCAAATCCTGAATTTTCTTTAATGTATCAATGTTGCCTTTGAAAACTTTTTCAGCGTCAGCAAATTCCTCTTTTGCTTTTTTCTCGGCTTCAGACAGCCCTTTTGCGCCTGCTGTTGGAGCTTTGAAAGGATCAGCGCCAGCACCCGCTTTGAGTGATTTGTTCAAAGAGTCAGCGCCGTCTTTAGCGTCTTTCAAAGCGCTTCCAACGCCGTCTTTCAATATCATATCGCGATATTTATTGCCTTTTCCAATAAATGGCTCAATTTGTTTGCTCGTATCTGTCATAACATCTTTCATTTCGCTTCCAAAATCTTTCCACGCCTCAATTCCGCCAGCAACAAAATCAGCGCCTGAAAAGAATTTCAACGCTTCCGATCCAGTAGTTTTGACGGCTTCCCAAGCGTCTTTTATGTTATCAACATCTTTCCAAGCCTGAATAACTTTTTTAATTCCATTGATTACATTCTGAACACCAAATACGATTGTATTGATATTCGCTTTGACGATCCCCGCGACCGCCTGAAATATAGCTTTTCCAAATATAACAAGTAAATTTCCCATATCAGATACAAGAAGTTTCAACCAGCGTTTCGCATATTCGCCTTGTGAAATGACCTCTCCAGTAGCTTCAACCAATATCATTCCTTGCTTTTCCGCCAATTCAGCTTCTTGTTGAAGAACAGCATTTTTGCGTTCTTCAGCTAATCTCGCGCTTTCGGTTGACGCGATTGTAGCTTGAGTCAATATGTTTGTTAATTCATCGGCGCGCGCCTTATCGCCTTGCTCAATCGCCTTATCTCTTGCGTTAGCGATAGCAGTCAAGCCCTCTTCATTCGTAGCTAAAAGAGTATTGTATTGTTCAACAGCAATCTCGCCCAATTTCTCGGCTTGAGCGAGCGCAACCAATTCGGTTTCGTTGCTCAAATTATCAAATTGATTGATAGCGCCCTCTGAAAGCATTGAGTAGTTTTCAAGAGCTTCCTGCGCCATTCCCGCCGTTATGTTTGCGATCGCCTGTGATAGATATTCTTGTTTTTCTATTGAAGCGCCGTTCATTTCGTCAAGAAGTTCAGAGATTTTTGATTTTTGATCTTCAACCGCTTTTTCTTGAGCGTCAAAAACTGCCGTGATAGCTTCAGCCCCCGTTGAAACAAGACCTTGATCCAACCCGATTGTAGAAAAGTAGTCAAGAGCGCTTTGAGCTTCTTCACGCATAGTCTGAAATTGCTCTTTTAATGTTGAAGCGAGATTATTTACATTTTGAGTTATCGCCCCGCTCATAGCCCCAAAGTTTCCAGCAACTCCATTAGCCATAGCACCGAGCGTTGTATTTATAGTTTCGCTTGCTTCAACAACATTTCTTACAACTTCATCGCTGATAGATCCGACAGCGTTTTTCACTTCTTCAAATTCTTTTCCAAAAAAAGTTCCAAGCCCGCCGATATTCTTATCAATAGCAACCTTGAGCCCCGTGAGCGCCAAAGTTATTCCAGCGATAGCCAATCCAATCGGATTTGTTAATAACGCCTTTCCAGCCGTTGAAAAAGCAATAGACAGAGCATTCACGGCTTTCGTAGCTACATCAAACGCTTTCATAGCTAAAACGCCCGTGACAAAAGCGCTGACAAAAGGTAGTAGCGCTTGTATTATTGGATAAATTGTTTTCAAAACTTTACTGATAGCGTCCAACCATTTTGGAAGTTGATTTTGGACAAGGTTTGTTAAATTTCCAACGATCTCTTTTGAAATTCTTATCCCCTTGTCGCCCAATTCTGTTAAAAAAATGTTCCAAGCGTCTTTCAAGTTTGAAATCATACCTGATAATGACTTGGATTGTTTTTCCATTAAATTATTGAAACGCCCGCCCTCGCCCGTGAGGTTCATCAACGCTTTTTGAACATCGGCAAAACCGATTTCGCCGTTGCTCACCATTTCTTTTATGTCGGCAACAGACTTCCCAAGACCTTTGGAAAGTTCTTCAAGCAAAGGAACACCAGCCTCTGTAAATTGACGCAATTCCATTCCCGTCAATTTTGTAGCCGATCTCACTTGTCCAAAAGCAAGGATCAAGTTTGGTAGCTTTTCCATTCCAACGCCTGAAGCAATATCGCCGAGCGCTTTCAGGTTTGGCAAAACTTCCTCTTGAGCGAACCCATAAGCAAGAAGTTGTTGACTGGCTTGTCGTAGCCCCGTCAATTCAAACGGCGTTTTCTTTGCAAATTCAATCAAATCCCTTGTAAATTCGCTTGCTTGAGTAGCCGTTCCAAGCATTGTAGTAAATCCGATCTTCATTTGTTCAAGATCGGCGCTGGCTTGAATAGCAGACTTCCCAAAGTTCAAAATGGCTTGAGCGCCCCGAGTAGCAAAATCATAAATCGCTTGACCTGAAACAACGGCTGTTGTCATTTCTTTTATTCCAACACCCGCCTTTTTCGCGCCATCTCCAATACCGCCCAACGCCTGATTTGCCTGTTGAGAGGATTTGACGAGCTGATCCATAGCTTTGTTGACAGAGTTTATCTGTGACAATGTGTCGCCAAGGTTCGCTTTTATGTTTATGTCTAATCGCCTTAATTCAGCCATTGTTATTTTTTATTTGTAAAAAGTTTTTTGAGCTTCTTCATATCGTCAAGCGCCGTATTCTTTGGAGCAACGCCCGCTCTTTTCGCAAACTTCTCATCTTTAGCCCTGTTTTGCGCCCTACCCTCTTTGCTATCCATATTCATAATGTAGATCATATGATCGTAAAATGCCAAAAATCTAACATACGGCATTTTCATTATGTCGTTGTAAGTGAGAGAACCATTATAGAACCGCATTACAAGGGCAAGCACAACGCCAAACCTTATTGGCTGTCCGCTTTCGCTTCCGCCGTCTTGCCCTGTGCTAAAAAAGGTTCAGAAAACCAATTGACGATCCTTATATGTCTATTAAAACCCCAACTTGATATTTCTTTTTTAGTCACTTCAGGATTATCAACAGATAACACTTCATAAATCTGTTCAACCATTATCTCTTTGACGCGTTTTGAAAGTTCAAAAATTTCAACCTCAATTTCTTCACGCTTCTTTTGATCTAATTCTTTGTCAAGTTTTTTACCAAGTGAATTGGCTCTCTTTTGAGTAGTTTCAAGCTCGCCCGCTTTGAGCCATAGCCCAATAGCGTTCTCAACAGAAGTTTTATACACTTGAAACTCTTTTGCTCCCACCTTTAATGTTCTTGCTTCATCTACAAAATCACTTAAATCAAGGATCTGTGATGGAGCGTTTTCTAATGGATCTGACATTTACAACCCCTTTCTATTTATTTTGTTAATTTCTTTTGGGGGCGGGATAGATCCCCGCCCCCGATTTGTGACCTTATCTTTTAGCTGATATCTTGCTCGTCAATGACTTCAACGATTGTGCCTTCAAGTTCCATTTCAGCAACCATAACATCATCAGCGTTGTCGCTAACAAAAGGTAGCGCCAATGGAGTGATATTGGTTACATCTTGAATATCAATTCTGAATTCTTTACCAGTTGAGTCAGTATTGATTATTCTTGCATACTTACCGATCTTTTGACCAGTAGTATTGAAAGTGATCTTTTTAGCCTGATTTGGAGTGTAGGTATATGCTACATTCGCTGTCCAGCTTCCAGCCCCGATCTTTGTCAATCTTGTGTAGCCGTTAGCGTCAACAAATACTTCATAATCAACACCCTCTGTTTTACCAGTTACAACGATTGAACCAACGCGAGTGTTCGCCCCGTTCTTGTTAGCAAGAGCAACTGATTGATCTGCGTTCAATGTGACTGACTCACCTGATACATTCACAGGCGTTCCAGCTACATATTCAATATTTACCAACCCGTCATCGGTTTTCTTCAATGTTTCAAGGTTGATTTCTGCTAATGAGAATTTGAAAGATCCACGATCACCTTTCATAAACTTTGTGATACTTGGACAGTTATCAAATTGAACCTCACTATTTTCTGCCTTTGACTCAAATGAAAATCCTCTCAAAGCGCCGACATCAACGAGTGAACCCGCGTCATCGCCCAAAAGAAGTTTCACCGATCCAAATTTTAATGCTTGACTGTCTTGAACTTGTGTTTGTGACATTTTAACCTCCTGATTACTTTATGGATTTGCACCGCTTATTTTACAAATCCTTTTTTATTATTACTTGTAAACAAATTTGAATTCTACAATTTTCAGATAGTATCCTGTTTTTTCGTCAAGATCGTCAAACCCGCTTATTTGAACAGATCTCTCAACCAACTGTTTATTTCCAAGATTTCCAATGAAAAATTGCAATACTCTGCAAACTTCTTGTGTGATAGTTTGCGCAGTGCTGTAATTTTTACTCAATATGTTAATCTGAAAAACCTCTTTTTTATATCCGATTTGATGATCTGGCGCGCCTGAAACCTGAAAATATGTAATGAAATTCTTATTCAAATTCAACTTTGAAGCAGGCACTTTCATTGGATAAACGCCCTCAATCAAGCCAGCGATTGTTGGATCATTCATAAGTGAATTGTGGATAGCTTCTTGTATCATTGTAGTGAATTGTTAATTTCTTTTACAAATCTATTATACACCTCATCAACATTTTCATCAAACCCCCGCCTAATCATTGCTCTTGGAGCCATTTTAACAGTTCCAAACTCTACATACCAAGCATAATATGGCTCACGATCGTCAATAAAACGCTGTGGATCGGCGGTCACTCTAACCATTGTAGCTTCAACCCGTTCGTATTTCATAGATTTTTTCAAGCGTCCAGTATCAACGGGCGTTATCGGCTTGACCTGATCTCGTAAATACATAGCGCTCTTTGTCAAACCCTGATCAATTCCTTTGTAAAGCGACTCAAAAACCTCATTCGTGTTGTTAATATCCTTTGTTGTGATATTTATCATATTTTTAGCTTAAATCCATTAAAATTTGAATAGCAAGGCAAGTTATAATATCTTTGTTGCTGTCTTGCTGAACCGATCTCAATTGGTATCTCAACCCGTCACACTCAACTATATCTTTGTCTGATATGTCTTGATCCTTTTTGAAATATATGTGATGAGTAGCGATTTCATAATCCATTCCGACATTTTGCGCTTCCCTTACAGTCAAATTTGTTATTAAACAAGCAATATCAGTATAAATATCAGTCCAACTTTCAACTTCTTCACCATAATCATTCGGGGTTGTTGAAACGCGTTTTATCGTGCAAATTGAATTCAAAAGATCGTCAACTACATTGTAATCGTTTTTTAATGAAACATTTTTGTTGAGCCAATTCTGAAAATTCATTTTACAACTCCCCTCTGAAGAACCTTGAAAGATCAATCGGATCAGGATCTTCAACATTCTGATAAGTATCATAGATAAAATTTGACCTTTTTATTATCATAGCCGTATTTTCGCCTGTTAATTTTGAAAGCTCGCCCTGTAAATTATCAAGCAAACCTTTCAAATTCTTAACAACACTACTCATATTGACTGTGCTATCGCCTTGCTTGTAGTCAAAACGCTTTGACGCTTCTGCTATCAATGATTTGACGCAAAAGATTGACGCGTTGAGGATCTTTTCCGTGTCGTTATTACCTCCACAAGTATCAATTATGCTTTCAAGTTCTTCATCTTCAAAAGCATAACTGGTAGCGTCTGTATCGCCAATTTTGTATCTAATTTGTTCTATTATTGATAGCGTTGGCATAAATATCCTCCAATTTTCTTTTTAATTTTTCAGCTGTTTGTTTATATGTCCAATTGTTCAAAACCCAATCACTCGCCAATTTTCCCTTTTCAAGCGACTTTTCGCGGTTGTTATAAACTTGAAGCATACGCGCTTTCAACTCACTCGGATCGCTTTGATACCATTCGCCGACATCACCCCAACGATCGTCATTGATAAACTCGTGATCATTGATTTTAACCAGCGCTTGATTATAAAGCGGGTAGTTGTATGTTTCATCGCAAAAATCAGCCATTCCCGTGTTTTTAGCCAGCACGGTTGGCAATCCTGTCGCCATAGCTTCCAGCGGTGTCAATCCAAAACCCTCGCCCCGACTTGGAAATATGAAACAATCAGCGTCTTTGTAAAGTTCCATCAACTTTTCTTCAGTCAAAAACTCTTTTATAATCTTGATATTTTTATCTTGATTTTCAAATACATTTTTGAAGCGTTCGTGATAGATATTCCCGACTTTCATAACAAGCTCAACATTCGGATTGTCTTTGAAAAGCTCTTTGAAAGTTTTAATGACCATAAGTGGATTTTTTCGCTCTGTGAATGAGCTGATCCAAAGAAATGTAAATTTCGCCTTTTTCGGATCTCTTTCAATGAAATAAAATTTCTCTGGATCAACCCCAAGTGGTATAACCTCAACAGGTATTGTCACGCCCTCGCGCTCAAACAACTCTTTATTGTGTTGGCAAGGAACAAATAAACAATCCATTTGATTGATAACATCTTCACAATTACCAGTCACTCCAGCCCAAGTGTTAATTCCGCGCGGTAGCTTGCTTGTTTCAAACATTGTGAACCCGATTTTGATCGGATTGATAATGGTTGTAAAAGAAGCTGGCAAACAATAACACAATCCTATATCGCTGAATTGAAATGGTTTGCTTTTAATGTTCCAACCCTCTCTTGATAAGATTACTTTTGCGTTGGCGCGTGGAAAAAATATCCCCGACACATCAACACCGATCTTTTCAAGCTCAATCAATATTTTCTCTGTTGAACCAGCGTATCCATCGCCTTGACCGATAACGCCATACCAGTTTAGTTTCACATTCGCCTCCTTGTTCTATTGGTTATTTGAGATTTTTAATTTGTTTTTGTATCGTTGCCATTGGAATACCCTCAAAACCAGTAGCAAGATCTTGTTGCCAGCTTTCGTCAACAGCGCCGTTTTCAAACTCATCTCTGCGCCTTGCGAACCTGCTGTCAATATCTTGTGGCGCTGGACTTCCGCCTGGACCAATATATGTATAATCGTTCATTGCTCCATTCGCTTGGAATAAATCAACGCGATCTACATAAACAAGCCCGTAGCCCTCAAGAGTTGCCTTGATACTCGCTTCTTCATCAGCGTTAGCAAGATAAAGTGCGTGATATGTTGTGCCTTGATCTGTAAACTCCATAAGAAGTCCAACAATGTTCTGTTCGCCGTTACAAAAGATTTCTTCAACCTGATGTGTCCCGCCGTTAACATACCATTGAGGATTGCCGTCAATCGTAGTGATAAACGCTCTGAAGTCCTGACCAACTCTATTCTTGAAGTTCACTGTGCCGTCAAAACTCTGAAAAGGATTTCCACCGCCTCCATAAAGTCCTTTGAATTCAACCTGATCGTCATTTACAACGCCGAGCTTGTCCATTTGATATCCCCAACCGATCCCCATTTGAAGCGGTCTGAAAGCGTCTGCAAAGTAGTCAATCGGCGCGCTGAATACCAAATTGTTTATTCTCATATCAGGCGTGTTTCCGAGCCCAAAACATACACAACCAAACTTCATTGTCTGATCAAAGTTTTGCCAATTTACAGGCAATTCAACTTGAGTGTTGAACATAGTCTGCCAATCGTTTCCAACCTTGATTTGATATGAATATTGATTACCGCTGTGATGAACAATTTTGAAAGTTCCCGTTTGAGAGTTCAACGCATAAGTTCCTGTTGCTGGACCATCGCCAGAGTAGTCAAAACCCATAGCGTATGAGCCGTCAGTTCCTTTTACAACCAATATTCCAATTCCCAAACCTCCAAGAAGTCCGCCACCACCAGGAATATCTTTCAATAACATTGGAAAAAATATCCCCATTGGACAATTCGGTGGACCACCAGATCCGTCAAAAACTGGAATTGTGTTTGAAATATCGTAGTCAAATTCAGCGCTCCAATCGTTTTCAGCGTAGCTATGAGTTTGATCGTCAAGCCGTCTAACAGCGAAAGATCCCGCAAACGCTTGACCTCCACCGCTTCCAGTAGATCTAACCCACATAGCGATATTATATCCCTCAAGATGTATTTGAACATAACTTGGTAGATTATCGCTACTCGGGCTTGCCATTGTTAGCTTCCCGTTCAATGGTTGACCAGGCGCCATAGCGCTCGTCAATATGTTGACCAATTTAGTTTTCAATGAAGATAAAGTGTCGCCACTCACTCCAAATTGAATTCCATAATAGGTTTGTCCACCAATAACTTCCATTATCGGGCTTGATCCTGAAATCATATCATCACCGATTTGTAAAGTTCCACCTGCAATAATGGCTTCAGCGCTGTTAATTCTCAAATCTAACATTGCTGGCATACCATTAAAATAGGTTTTATTTACTTGCTCATATCCAGTCCCGCTTGGCGGAAAAGTATATGTATTGTTTGCGTGAAACGCCTTTTTACCTCCAAGAACATCAACTCCAAAGCCGTTTCCATAGAAAAGATTTTGGAAGTCATCTTGAGCTTCAACATTCCAATGATGTTCATATACAACGCCCTCTGTTTGAATATGCTCTTGAAACCCGTCAACAGGTTCAAACATTCTGAAAATTGATCTTATCTCATTTATAGTCAATGTTTGAGATCCACCGCCTCCACCTTGAATGAGCTCAACGCCGTGAGCGTCAAGTAGATCCTTGATTGCCTTGATATCGTTGTTATCATTACCCATATCTTGCCAACCTTGAAGAATAAAGATAACAGGCGCATTCGTTACAATCGGGATATTTCCAGGGTTCAAAACAGATGTAGCGTTTGCAAGAATAGCATACAATGGATAATTTCCAGTCCAAGCATATTGACCGCCCGTTGGAGGTGGAGTGATAACCGCGCCACCTGTATAGATCTGATCGTGCCCGTCTTTTGTATCTTTGACGCCCCACATAGTCATTGGAACAAACGCTTGAAGCGGATCAATCCAAACTTCAGCGCCATATTCCTTATCGTCAAAAGCGATATGGACATTATCCCACACTTTCGAATTCAAGCCGGCTTGT